GTCCTGCCAGCCGGGCTTGCCCTCGAAGCCGGACAGCTTGATGGTGTCGTTGGCTGCCCTCTTCAGGAGCGCGATGGGAAGACCAGTTGGCCCTCTCCGGACCGGGGCCATCTTGTAGTTCCCAGGCAGCTCCTCGATGAGCGTGCGCTGCTCCTTGGTCGTGTCGCACCCGTCCGCCACTCCCTTGAGCGGGGTGTGGCTCTTCTTGCCGCTCGGGTCGCCGGCGAAGAAGCACGGCTCCCACTCGGACCACTCTCGCCCGTTGGGCGGCAGCAGACCGAACATGGCCAGGTCGCGCCTCGTGTTGAGGATCATACCGTAGCCGACGGTCTCCACCACGATCTCCTTCTGCGAGCGAGTCCTGATCTTCACCTTCGGCCCCTTGAGGAGGCCGTTGTAGACCATGAGGAGGTCGAGCCGCAGCTTGACCTTGACGCCCTCGACGATCTTCATCCAGGACACACCTTGGGTCTTGATCATCTCCTTGAACATGTTGTCCGCCATGGCCACGTGCGTCATGCGGGTCATGGCCAGCTTGGATCCCAGGGCACCACCCTCGGTCCTGGCCCGCTTGAGGATCTCGTGGAGACGCTTCCCGCCGTACATCCGCAGCATGCGATGCGCCTCCTTGTCGGAGAAGCCCATGTCGACCGCTTTCGCGATCAGCTTCTCCTCCTTCTTGTCCTCCTTCTTGGGGGCGACCGATCCCTCTTCCACCGATGCCATCTTGCACCTCCTCCCTAACTAGGGAAACAGATCACTGCCACATGAACCTTATAGCGGTTGGCTTGATCGATTTGTGGTGGTACTTTCAGAGGCAGATGCAAGCCGAACCTGTCAGTGACTACAGGGACTTCTACGTTGACGCCAAGCGAGCCGTAGATGCGGGAGTCTTCGATCAGAGCGTCGAGGATGGCATCGATGACTGGATGGCAAGGCTCAACGAGGAGGACGAGGAGATCGAGGCGATCCTTGCTGAAGAGGATGTGACGGACGGGACGTTCAAGCGCCCGCAGATGGAGATCCTCCCCTCCGAGTTCACCGAGTTCGCGATCAGAATTCCGGTGGCTGGAGACCTCGAGCCCTTCAGCTTCGCGACCAGGCGCTACCTCAAGCCGGTCTACGACACGCCGGCGAGGAGGACGCTGCTCAAGTGCGCCCGGCAGACCGAGAAGAGCACATCGCTGGGCAACAAGAGCTTGGCGTACTGCGGGATCAACTACGGCTTCAAGGTCCTCTACGTCAGCGCCACGGCGACTCAGGCCCAGGTCTTCAGCGTCGACCGCATCAAGGAGCCGCTCGACATCTCCCCCGAGATGCGGTTCCTCATCGACACCCGGCTCAACCAGAACGTCCTCTTCAAGCAGTTCAAGAACCGCTCGCAGATCAGAATCAGGTACGCCTTCCTGAACGCCGACCGGACGCGCGGCATCCCGGCGGACATGATCCTGATCGATGAGTTCCAGGACATCCTCTTCGCCAACGTCCCAGTCATCGAGCAGTGCGCCTCCCACTCCTACTGGAAGCTCTACTGCTACTCGGGCACGCCCAAGAGCTTGGACAACTCGATCGAGGTCTACTGGTCGAACTACTCCACCCAGAACGAGTGGATGGTCCCATGCGAGAGGCACGGTCACCCCGGCAAGCCGCACTCCTGGTTCTGGAACAACCTCGGCATCAAGAACATCGGGAAGAAGGGATTGATCTGCGCCAAGTGTGGACAGTCCATCGATCCAACGCATCCCAGCGCGAGCTGGGCCTCACGACAACCAGTCACCGAGGACAACGCCCACCGTGTCACCTTCGAGGGCTACCGCATCTCCCAGCTGATGGTCCCGTGGATCAGCTGGCAAGACGACGTCATCATGGCGCTCGAGCGGTACGGCACCGCCAAGTTCTACAACGAGGTGCTCGGCCTCTCCTACGACTCCGGTGTTCGCCCGCTCACCAGGACCCAGGTTCAGTCCTGTTGCCAGAACAGGATCAGGTTCGGTGATGTGATCGAGAACGCGCAGAAGTGCCACGGAGGTGTCTTCGTCGGCATCGACTGGGGCACTGGAGAGCAGGCGTCCTACACCGTCGTCGCCCTCGGCGGGTACATGGGCAACGAGTTCCAGATCTTCTACGTTCACAGGTTCACGGGTGAGGACCTCGAGCCGCAGCGGCAGCTTCAGATGATCGCGAAACTCCTGGTCGCCGTGAACTTCAAGATCATCGGAGCAGACTACGGCGGCGGCTTCGACAGGAACGACTTCCTCCAGAGGAACTTCGGAACCCTGCGCCTGGCCAAGTACCAGTACGCTGGATCTCCCAAGGCGAAGGTGAAGTGGCAGCCCAAGCTCGGCCGCTTCATCCTCCACCGCACCGAGATCATGAGCGACATCTTCAACGCGCTCAAGTACAAGAAGATCTACCTCCCCAACTGGGAGGAGTTCGCAACCCCGCACGGGGACGACATGCTCAACATCTTCAGCGAGTACAACGATCAGCTCAACATGATCCAGTACAAGCTGAGTCCTGGGAAGAGCGACGACACCTTCCACGCCGTCCTCTATTGCTTCCTGGTCTCCATGCTCATGAAGCCCAGGCCCGACATCATCATCCCGCTTCACGCCGGACACGTGGACTTCAACCGGCGCTGAGAAAAACGACATGGCCTGAAGATTTTCTGTTGACAGGTCAGGTAGGCGGACCTATAACAGACACTGCCTCGCGAGATCGAGGAGGCTCCGAAAGGATCCGAATCGCTCTCCGAACCGGGGAGGCCCCCGGAACTGCTGGAGGAGGATCATCCCCAACGATCCCAGCAGTCGGCCCTGGAGCGGAAGGGAAACCTTCCAGGGATGGTCGGCTCCAGGGAAGCTCGAGATGGGGCAGCGTGCGGGTAACACCGTTTCGTGCGTCCCATCGAAGAGTGCGGTGACGGATCGGATGTCCGGGCTGGACTCGAAAGAGGAAGGCGGCTCTGATCAGGGGAGGCGGCGTCGAGCTCGAACCCGTAGGCGCCAGGCCGGTGGGTAACACCATCGGTGGGGAAACCCGGATCGAGACGCGATGCGACGAAGGCCCGGTGGCGAAAGCTGTCGGGCCTTTCGTCTATCTGGACCATGACCATGTAAGAAGATCACCCAAGGGGTGACCATCCCGACCGGCGGCGGGGTTGGTAGGTGCCGGTTGCGGCTAGCGGCGGGCGCTCTCGCGGTCGCCCTTGCGGTCGCCCTTGCGGGGCTTCTCGTCGTCCTCGTCCTCGTCGTCCTTCTTGGACTTGGACTTCTTCTTGCGCTCGGGGGTTCCGGCGATCTCCTCGCGGATCGCCTGGACCAGCTCTCGCGCGTCGAGCTGTCCGGCGTCCTTGATGGCGTCGCCGACTTCCTCGAGCGCCTCGCCGAACTCCTCGACGAGCTCCTCGGCGCCGTTCGCGATCGCGCACTCGAGGTCGTGCGCGTCCTCGGCGGCGTCGGCGGCCCCGAGGATCGTCCCGGTGATGCCGCCGACGACGAGCGCGGTGGTCTGGTCGACGGCGAAGAGCTGGCTCGCGACGAACCCGCCGCCGACCCCCACGCCGCCTCCCTTGATCCCTCCCCGAATGACCTTCTCGGAGTGTCGCTTGACGCTGCCCCACCGGGTCGGCTTCTCGATCTGGATCCCGAGTCTCTTCTTCTTCCCCTTGGACATGTGCACCTCCTTGCTTGCAAGCAAATGTAGGGGTTTCCAGTACATTGATCTTATATACTGGGAGGTGCTGGGATTTTCACTTTTAGCTGATCTGAAGGTGTCCGGGACGGCCTGTGACCTTCAACTGCTTGGCGAGATGATCGAAAAGCTCGATGTCGGACGCAGCGAGCTTGGCGAGGAGCTTGCGGGAGGGTCCTAGTTGAGCAGCCTTCTCCACGAAGAGCACGGCGATGGTGGCGAGGTTCTTCCTGCCGAAGTGGAGGAGGTCTCGAAGGCGTTGGAGATCGAGGTTGGTCTGGAGATCCTTGTGCTGCCCAACGAAGCGGGTCATGTCCAGGCAGAGCCGGTAGAAGGTCTGCCAACTGTGATCCACGTTCATCATCTCGTTGAGCCTGTCGATCTCCACCTCAGTGATCTTCATGAAGACCTCGGCGTACTTCAGCATCTCGTCCACCGGCCACGCCTCTCGGCCCATCGACAGCATGGCGTTCTCGTGGAGGTTCTGGAGAGCTGCATCCTCCAGGTGTAGGAACCTGGAGGCAGACTGGCTGTTCACCTCCAGCAGCAGGTTGATCGCGTTCTCCAACCGCTGAACCTTCTGCTCCACGAAGAGGAGCCGCCTGATCAGCTCTCCCGGCTTCATCTCCCCGGCGATGTTCAGCCGGTGGATGTCGGCCAGGTCTTCCTGGCGGACGAAGATGTTGTCGCCCTCCGCCTTCCAGCGCATGAGGCCCTGGTCGAGGAGATCGTGGACTCGCTTCGAGCTGAACCCCAAGATCTTTGCTGCCTCGGACACCAGTAGGTACTTGACATCGCTTCCCATTAGATCTCTCGTGTGTTACGTTGATGTTAGCAGAGACACGGCCGGGCGTGTACGCGAAACAAGGAGACCGGCCATGACGAGGGATCGGCACATGATGGGAGCACAGGCAGCGCACTTCACGACGGCAGCAGGATCGCATCGTGAGGTACAGCCCGAGCGGCTCCAGATGCTCGGGAAGAGGGCCAGCGCCCTGTTCGTCGAGCAGGGGATCCCGCTGACCGATGCAGTGGTGCGTGTCCTCTCGGAGGAGAACGGGCTGAATCGCAACCACGTCCAGCGGGTGACGGAGTTCGCGAACAACTACGCCTTCGAGGACATGTTCAACAAGGAAGCCAGTGATCACAGGGTCATCGACTTCGGCGAGAGCGGACCGGCGGACACCGCCGCAGTCCTGAAGGAGCTCAACTCCGTGGGACGTGGTCAGATCAAGACGGCCGCCAGGCAGCCCGTTCCCAGTCGGCGCTTCGTCCCCGGTCAGGACAGCGCGCAGGAGAACCACGCCCTCACCAAGACCGCTGCGGCTGCGCCCTCGTACCCGTTCGTCGATCCGTATCGGGAGCTGGGTGATCTGCGCGATGACGTCGGCAGGGCGAAGGGCGAGATGCTCCAGAAGGTCGCAGACGCCGGTCTGGAGTACGACGCTGCGTGCAACCTGCTCTACGCCCTGACCAAGCAGGCCGTGCTCCATGGGACCTCGCCGGCGGACGTGACCGTGGCCTTCATGCAGCGGGCGCCCGACAAGGTCATGGTGAAGCTCGCGCTGAAGGAGATCGCGCAGCGCATGGATCACGACCAGATCCCTGCGGTGCCCATGGCGAAGCACGCCTCGGCGCGCGTGGTCAACCCGGACCACCCCCTCATGAAGGCGTTCGACGACTTCACGAAGACGGCGGTGGACTACTTCGGGAAGATCAAGGCGGCGGAGGATCTGACCGCGCAGTACACCCGAGTCGATCGGAAGCTGCGAGGGATGATCCAATGATCGAGAAGTCAGCACAGCTCATGAGCGCAGACCTCCTGGTCCGCATGGAGAAGCTCGCCGACGTCGCTGGTGCTGTCGGCAAGGGCATCTCCGGAACAGCCAAGGGGATCTGGGACGTAGTTGGCGCCGGGACTGGCGCAGCCGCGAAGGAGCTCGGGCGACACGGTCTCGCCGGCAAGGCGCTCGGGCTCGGCGTCCGCGCAGCTCCTCTGACAGGGGTTGTGGTGGGCGGCAACTACCTCGTGGGCGATCCAGCAGGGAAGCATCTCCGCAGGAAGATCGACGAGTTCCGCGCTCGTCGGGCCATGCAACAGGCTGTGTACGATCCACAGTCAGGGATGATGTACTGATGAGCGATCCAGTAACAGAGTTCCTCGAGCTCGAGAAGCGTGGCGGTGCACTGGGCCAATTCGGCGGTCAGCTCGCGCTGGCCACTGGGACCATCGCGGCTGGTGCCCTCGCGAATGAGGTCTATCGCGGGATCAAGAACGCGGTCGGACGTTCGCGGGGCTTCAGGCAGATGATGGAGTACAACCCGGAGCTGGCGAAGGAAGACCGCGCCAAGGTCCAGATGATCTTCAACACGCTTCACAACGTCAGCCCGGACCTGGCCAAGGATCCACTCGTCGCCAACTCCTGGGTCAAGCGGATGATGTACCAGGACGAGTACATCGACCCCAAGACGATGAGCGACCTGGCGACCGCGCAGCAGCGCATGGGGCAGTCGCGGGGGTACGGCCTGGACTTCGCCAACATCGCGATGGAGGGAGTCCGGGGTTCGGCCACGCCCGGAGGGATCAGCCCCTTCGCCCCTCACGGTAGGGGATAGCTGCTGAGTCATGATCGTCAAGCAGTGCCAGTTCTCCGGACGGGATGACCACGGGGTCTACGTTCACCTCGTACACCCCGGCTACAGCAACGACCAACTGATCAAGAACGCCGCCGCATCCCCACCCCAGCTCGAGCAGATCCAGAGGTTCCTCAAGAGCATGAGCCGCGCGGACGGGATGCTCTACACCTTGGTCAGCGCGCTCGGTGCCGGGGAGTTCTGGGGATCGAACTCCAACGCCGACTGGTTCGGTATGGACGCCCTGCTGCACGTCCCTCCCGACTGGGACATGATGCCAGCGGATCAGCAGAAGCTGATGGGGCAGAGGTGGCAGTGGGGCTACCCGACCTTCTACAACGCCTACGCCTACCAGCACCACGTCAACAAGGATCCGGCGAGAGCCTTCGGGACTGTCGAGTACGTCCTGTGGGACCCCCGCATGAAGAGGGTGCTGCTGATCGTAGGCATCAGCCGGCAGAAGGCGCAGCAGCTCGGAGCCCAGGGTGTAGTGGACCGGATCGAGAACGGTGAGTACCCGGACGTCAGCATGGGCTGCAAGGTGCCCTTCGACGTCTGCTCGATCTGTGGTGAGATGGACTTCATTCGTCCATTCCTCGGCAAGCCCAACGAGATCGTGAGGCTTCACAAGCAGCGTCCCATCCGAGGGATCAGCACCACCACCAACGAGTACTGCCAGCACCTCAAGTTCGAGCTGAACAAGATCTACCCGGATGGGCAGCGGGTGATGATGCTCAACATCCACCCCCGCTTCTTCGACATCAGCTTCGTCTTCATAGGGGCGGACAAGACGAGCAAGATGCTGGCGAAGCTGGCCGCAGGCCAGTGCCCGATCCGGTTGAACGCCCCAATCTGCAAACACGGCTGCACCCAGTGCAACCCTCAAGGAGTCGTTCCCTCGGCGCACGTCTACAACGTGTGGTCCAGGGAGAAGGTGGCCTCCGATCCAGTGGAGGAGATCCTCATGGGAACGCCAATCGAGAAGATGACCTACGAGGATCGCTTCGTGACGACGCTCGAAGCTCCAGCAGTGACGAAGACCGCCGCCATGAGCGATGAGCTGATCAAGGAAGCCTACGGCCTCGAGGAGTTCGAGGAGGATCCGGCGGAGACAGCTCGCATCTCGGACTACTTCCGACGCAAGGTTGGTGGCGGCAGGCTGGTCAAGAAGTCGGAGATCGCCAAGCGCGTCTCCTCCCACTTCGGGAAGCACGCCCCGGCCATCGAGCGCAGCGAGCCCGACATCCCGCACGAGGTCCAGGATGAGATGGCGGAGGATCTGCCTCACGCTCTGAGCTCAGCAGGTGGAATGGGCATCGTCGTGAAGCCCCGAGAGTTCCAGCGCATGATGCTGATCTCCTCGGGAAACGGCAGGCTGGCCGACGACCTGGACCATCGGGGAATGATGTTCCGTCCTGGGGCTCCGATGGACCGTAGCTTCGGGATCGCGGACAGCGTCGTACCGAGGATCCTGGCGGCGCTCATGCCGATGCTCCACCAGCGCAGCTCCTTCGGACCGGCGCTTCACAAGCGGATCACCATCGTCATCCAGAGCCCCGGTGAGGGGCACGGATGTGACATGGGTCACATGCGTCACATGGGTGGCGATCTCATGGATAAGATCAGCAGTGCGTACACCTCCTACCGGCGAGGGCTGATCTACAAGACGGCGAGCCTCATTCCGCAGGCTCTGCACGAGAAGCCGGAGATCCTGAACCATCTCTTTGGCGGAGATCTCATTCGATCCTTCGGAGGGGGTCTTGTCAAAGAGGGGGGCGATGTGATGGAATCGTTGATTGGAGGCATGCTTCCTGTGATCTATTTGAACCAAGCTCACTTCGGAGGGCCTGTGTCCAAATACGTCCAGGAGCATCTCGATCTCAGAGGGCTCACCAATGCAGGTGGGCTCGCAGCCTTTGGCGGGTTGGCGTAGGGCCTTGATGGGGCCGAAGAATCGTCCTCGCCTGTGGTTGAGGGAACTGGAACGAACACAACCAAGGGAGAATGATCAATGAACGAGTTCCTGAAGGACTACTACAACACCGCCAGCGGCGGCAACGACGACGCGGACGCCCTCGAGAAGATGGCGCAGCTCACCCTCCTCACCAAGGAGGCAGAGGAGGAGGGGATCGACCTCTCCGGGCTCTCGGACGACGAGGTCATGCAGCTCGCGGACGAGCTGTACGGCAACGAGGCGGAGACGGGCGGCGACGATCTCGAGAAGGAGGCGCAGGCCAAGTTCGAGGAGGCCGACTTCCTGGGTCGCGTCATGGCCCACTCGATGTGGCAGGAGCTGGACTCGATCCAGAAGGAGGCCGCCGGCGGCAAGGAGGGCCTCGCCCGCCGTGCCTGGGGCGCGACCATGGGCCGCCTCGGCGGCGCCGCCGAGGGCAAGGCGCGGGACGTCGCGTCCAACCTCATGCTGAAGACCAAGGAGGTCGAGGGCAAGAAGGTCCCGTCGGGCGTGGCTCGCGCCCTGATGCGGCTCGGCGGCAAGGGCGGCGAGGGCGTCTCGGACGTCAAGCGCATGAACAAGGCCCTCGCGCGGATCGGCGGGGCGGCGCGGGTCGGCTCGCAGGTCGGTGCGGGCGCTGCCGGCGCGGCGGCTCTCGGCGGAGCCGGCTACGGCGGCTACCGTGGCGTGAAGGCGCTGCGTGAGCGCGGCAAGGAGAAGGAGGGCTCGGCCCTCAACGCGCTGATCGAGCAGCGGGCGATCGAGCACCTGGCGGCGGCGGGCTACGTCGACCAGCAGGGCAACGTCTACGGCCCCGAGAAGACGGCGTCGGACAACGACTTCAACACCGTCGTCGACAGGGCCGCCCTCGAGCTCCTCGAGCAGAACGGCTACCCGGTGCAGTGGCGGTAGTTGGACAAGTCGGGAAATGGAGCTGACGATGCTACGCGCTATGGTGGATGAGATGAGGAAGATCGCAGCGGTCTCCTCTCCATCCATCACAGCGCCCCCGACCCCCGGTGGTGTGAACGGCAATCTCCACGCGGAGCCGCCGTCTCCCGTCTCTGTGGGCAAGATCACGGGCAAAGCACTCGGAGGCACCAACCTGATGAGGACCAACTACACCGCTGTGAATACAAGAGCGCAGGCACCAGACATCACTCTGACCTCTGAGCAGAAGTCGCTTACGCCGCCAGTGGTCAGGTCGTAGGGAGGTCCGAAATGGGACAGTCTCTGAACAAGCTGATCGAAGCCGCGCTCCTTGACGGCAATGCCGGAGTGATGACGAAGATCGCTCAGGAAGCCGAGGCCGAGGACGACGACGACGAAGGGAAGTGCGAAGAGTGCGGCAAGGCCGCCGTCGCCGGATCGAAGTTCTGCAAGGAGTGCGCGGAGAACAAGGCTCGCTCGGAAGAGCGGGCCAGCGGAGTCACTTCGGGAGAGGGAAGCGAGAAGACCTCTTCCGCCCGGATCGAGAAGCTCGCCGCAGCGGTGGAGTACATCCGGGACAACTTCCTCGAGATCCAGATGCCGGTCGGCAGGGTCAAGATGGCGGAGGGCTCCTCTGCCGATTCGGGACCCGGCGTCGGCGCGAACTCGCTCGACACGAACCTGAACAAGGTCACGCCGGGTGAGGCACCCGAGGGGTTCGGTGAGGCCAAGGCCAAGAAGCCGGCCATGACCATCCCCCTCGAGGCCGGGGCGTCGCCCAACGCGGCGTCCACCGCGATCCAGACCGATGCCGCAACCCCGCCCGGCGGATCCGGGGAGCAGCCCCAGATGATCCAGCCCAGCGGGACCGGCGGGGCCACTCCCCAGGCGAAGACCGCCAGCGTGAAGCGCATCATGGCCGCCATGATGAAGTCTGCCGCTGACGACTTCGAGGGGAGTTCGTCGATCAAGGCCCCTCAGTCGATGACGACCACCACGCCGGAAGACAAGCCCTCTGGCGTGGAGCGCCCTGCGGAGGTCACCTCCCAAGAGAAGCTGATCGCCTCGTCGGATGCAGCGATCGATGCGACGAAGCGTGACGCGAAGGAGGTTCCGAAGAAGCGAATGGGCGACGTCCTGACCGAACCGGCGCTGGCCAAGTCCACGGACTCGGCTCTCGACAAGGCGCTGGGGACGCAGGTGGTGACAGAGGCCGGTGCCAAGGTCGCTGCGGCACAGGCCCGCGTCCTGTTGCAGAAGACCGCGTCGGGCAAGTGCACCTGTGGTGGCAAGCACGAATGCGGGTTCTGCAAGATCGCTTCGCGAATCGGTCAGAAGAGCACGCGGCAGGCTGGAGCCGTGTGGGACTCTGGCCACAAGCCGGGCACCCCCGCCCGGTCGGTGTAGGAGGAGGCGCCATGAAGAAGCTCAGTGCACAGAACGTGGTGGCCATCCTCACCGAGGTCCCCAGCACCCTCCGGAAGCTCGCTTCGGAGCGAGACAGCTACAAGGCACGGGCTCTCCGCGCCGAGGGGCGTGTCGCCGAGTACGAGCGGAAGGAGCAGGTCGAGAAGGTCGCGGCGATGATCATGGAGAAGAACCTGAACAAGGGTCAGACCATGGACGAGCTGCGATCAACCCTCATGCAGAAGGCTGCCGAGGGCAAGCTCGGGGTGGTGGCCGAGGCCGTCAACATGACGGCACGGTCCAACCCGCTCGGGTACCTGGGCGAGGACCGCACGACCGGAAGCGGTGGCCAGGCTGAGGCGGCGTTCGAGAACGCCATCATCGGCTGAAGCCAAGGGTGTACGAACAAGGAACCTGAAACCAAGGGAGAGTGATCAATGGCATACGAGGCCACATTCAGACTGCTCACTCCCGTCGCCATGGTGGAGAGGCACGACTTCGTCGTGTCCGACCGGAAGCTGCTCGAGTTCGACAGCCTCGCCCCGGTCCCCCTGCTGATGGGTGAGTGGTGCACGCTCGATTCGTCCTACAAGCTCGCCAGGGCCGCGAACCCCGGCGTGCCGCCCGGTCCCTGGGCTCTGTTCACGGAGCTCGGGAGGTCCGACACCCAGGGCATCGCGGAGGGCAAGGCCCCCGTGCTGTTCCAGGGTTCGTACTGGGCCGAAACCAAGCTCTTCGCGGGTGCGCCGGCCCTCGGTGCTGCCCTGGAGGTCGCGCAGGTAACGTACCCGGTCGGTGTCTTCCGGTCGGGTCTTCAGACCAAGGGCGTGGGCACGAACCCGGTCATCGGGTACGTGACCAAGCTCGCGGCGGACAACGGCGGCTGGCTCCAGTTCCAGCAGACGCTGTACTAGGGAAAGGAGGAACAGAACATGACCACGAGAGCATCAGTCCTGAACGATCTGTTCGTCCAGAACCTGGACAGCTGGGAGGGCAAGGAGAAGGTCGCCCAGGCAGGCGGGACCTTCATCCGCGACCGTCTCCGTGAGGTCGCGTTCTCCAGGCAGGTCATCCCGCCGGAGAACGTTACCAAGGCGGACTGCCAGCGCAGCACCCGGCACGACACCCTCGTCAAGATCATCGACGTGGAGCCCCAGAGCCGCGCCATGGCGATCACCTTCCGTGGTCAGCCGACGGCCAGGTTCATCCGGGGCGCTCGTGCGGAGATCCCCTTCTTCACCATCTCGTCCGAGAAGTTCGAGAAGGTGGAGCAGGAGCTGCTCGCCTACGAGATGCCGATCACCCGGATCATCGAGGACAACTCGGTGAAGGACATCCAGGAGATCGAGGACCGCGAGTTCCTCCTCCACATCGAGGCGGCGGTCCAGGCGATGCAGGCCGAGGCGAACGGCGTCGCCGCCGCGCCGGCCCTCAACAACGCCGCGCTCAACGGCGCCACCCCGCCGAAGGAGTTCTCCGTCCGCAAGGGCGAGCTCTGCCGGCAGATCGGCATCACCGACAACTCCTACATCTGGCCGCTCCAGAGGCCGGACCTGGTCAACCTCCACAAGCTCCTCGACGGCAACCGTCTGCGGGCCGAGAAGGTCCTCATGACGGAGTACGACTTCGACGACCTCAACCAGTGGACCATCGAGGACTTCGGCTCGAAGATCGAGAGCGAGACCGCCGTGGACGGGTACAAGTACTCCACGCTGCTCGGCAGGGCGTTCGTCCGCACGATCAAGACGGACATCCTGCGGCCGGGGAACCTGTACGTGTTCACCTCGCCCGAGTTCCTGGGGAAGTTCTACGTCCTCAACAACACCAAGTTCTACATCGACAAGATCGCGAACCTCATCACGTGGCAGTCGTGGGAGGACATCGCGATGTCGATCGTGAACGTGGCCTCGGTCCGGAAGCTCGAGCTCTACTCGGGTGACGCGACGGCCCACAACACGGACTCGATCCGCGTGGACGTCACGCCGAAGGACGAGGCCGACCTCGGCGCCGTGAACAACCGGGTCGACAGCGGCCTGGTGTTCCCGCAGGTGAAG